AAAAAACTCAAGTCCCCCCCTGTTGTAATAACAGAGGAGTCTTTCTCTTATCGCAGTTTCTTCACTTCGCGTCCTTCTTCAGATACAAACACCAACACCACGCCCCAAACCAGGCAAAATCTCAATATACGTTCTAAAGAACAGAATCGGTAATACCTCTTGCCAAAATTTCTAAACACAATCAATACATCACCTGGTTATGACAACGACAGCAGAAGAGGTGGACAGCCAACAAAATATGCTAACTGAAAATCCTCTGCGATCGATCTCATTAGTCCTATGTTCTGATTGCCGAAACCAATAATGTTCAAAGCAGTCGTCGGATAGGACGAATCAATAGTTGCAAATGAATTAGTGACTGAGAAATCAACTACTGAAACTCTCTCGTCATTATAATATGGTACCAGCCACATATTGTAGTTCTCACCACTAGACCGTAAATAAATACCCCCCGTACTACCAGAAAATGAGGTCCCGGTCGGCGTACGCCAATCCGGCGTATTATTCAAACCGTTACCCACATAACTAGTAGTCTGATTCTTAACCAACGTCGCAAACACTTGAAGTGTTACATTATTGTAAAAACCAGTTCGCATCCCTCCTCTGAAGAATGCATACATCAAGGCAAAATTACTGATGCAATCACCACCAGGAGCTGTAGATGTAATCGCCCCTGATCCAGTAGTGGTAGCACCCCAGAACCACGGGGAAACTGATGTAGCACCAGTCGTGTTCGTCCACGTAGCATAAACAAGTTGATTCCTGTTCATAATTTGCCTAATTGAGGATATATTCTCTCCGACACACATCAGGTCAGCAGCCAAGGTCATCCTCGGGACCTTTTCCCCCCCTATCACTTCCTTCAACAGCACACTCTTAGCAGGAGGTGGAGCGTCACTATTACCTACCATCAGAACCGGATTAGTATTAAGAAACCCCACAGGCTGAGAAAACTCAAAGTCATCTCCAGCGCAAACATACATAAGCACTTGAATTGATGAGTTACACGTCTCAGGAGCACGAAGCTCATTCTGAACCTGGACATTAAACCAACCCATATTCTGGGACTTAGTAAGCCAAGTCTGGGAAACAAGGAAGGGAAGTGTGAACTCTATCTCACTACATTCCCTAATATCGATGTAATGACGAAGGGAATAAGTGGTGTCTGCAGGAGCTGCAACAACATTCGTTCCAGGAGACCACGTGACAATGAGGCGACCAGTATGGTAATCGGTCTTGATCAGCTTCAAGTGAACCTTAATTGAACCTCTCCACTGACCGAAGAAATTGGAGAGATACCATAAAGGTGGTCCTGAAGACGTGACCGCTGTCTTAGTGCCACTAGGGTAGGACCCCGGAAGATTAAGCAGCTGAGGAGAAATAGCCTTAGAAATGATATTAGTCGTAGAAGGACCCCAGGTGTAAGTGTTAATATAACCCTTTACACCAAGGAGGTACTTCATTGACATCTCATCCTCAGACCTGATAGTAATGTCCTCAGCCACTGCTAATGCAGTATCTTTGCTCAGGGCCAGTGGAACGGCCATGTCAGTGGAGTCTCCAACTGCTGTGTACTTAAAGCTGTCCATTTGAATATTGACTGGATGATAATCAGCCAAGGGTTTCGAGTGGCCATAAGCCGAAGCTAGACCACGCGATACCTCAATCGCCCATGAAGCAGGACCAGCATAAGCAGCGAGAGCAGGAATAGTAGACAAACTCGAAGCAACTCTTCTTGCAGACAAAAGACCTTTGGATATACTCCCACTAGTGGAAGTGGCTTTAGCCTCCTCGGAGTTGGGAACCATTGGAGCCATAAGCTCAACGTCAACAAACCTGTAACTTAATGTAACATTACACGTCTGAGCGCCTCCTCCACCCACTTGGAGAGGAGACAAAACATCAAGATAAAATGTCCCCATGGTGTAATTCCCAGTATTCAAGTCAAGATATGAATGAGGAGCCACGTATGGTATTGCCAGCATCTGGCTCGTGTCCCTACAGTCAATCTCAATGTTAGGCTGCTGAGTCGTCTGTGCTAAGCTGTAATTCCTAGTCGCTATCGCACCCGCCGAAAGGTACTGGGTCATTGGAAGAAAGTGGAGCAGAAGCCTCCCCTGTTGAAATGGGTAAGCATTCAGTTTCACAGTCACCTCAACTTTAAATCTAATGAGGTTTATGCCATACAACTTGTTGACATACTTCCCAAAAACCATAAGCGCACTGGACGGGTCAAAACTAGTGATATTCGTACCAGCCGGCTGACCTGTCACATTCCATGTAGCTACTGCTAATATATTATCTTTCTCGAGAAAACTCCTAATATCTGATGGAGTTTTTGGTAGCGCCAATTCCGGAGGTACTGAAAAGTACTCAGTAGCCACCGTACCTTGATCAACCACTACCGTAGTAACGTGAGTTTCTTCTGATATAGGTTGTTCCATGTTACCAATCATTTTGGGTAACGCGCATCCTTCTGACGCTAGGGGACTCAACCCCTTTCCGAAATAGTAATGTTGCACTTCTTTAATTCGATTTAACTTAGTCATTTTATTGAAGCATGCAAGGTTCTTCCCCCTGCTCTGGTTATATTTAATTTACATTTAAGTTTATAATTTTTCTCCACCAGCTGCCGCATGCCTGTTCGGACAGACATTTGGCCCAGGACATATTACTTCACATACGTCCATCGTGCACACCCTGATTATTCGCCGTGCATTGCGAATGTTACCAGTGGATAATTAATCACCCCAACAAAACCGTGGGGATAGTGTGGGAGTTTGCGAATATTCATACAGGGACACTTTAGATCCATCATTCCCTCTAGGAGACCTCTCATGATCTTTAGCAAGTTTATATTTAGTCAACGTCTTATAACTCCCTTTGGACAAGTTTAGCGTCATTCCGGGACGGCTGCACAGTATATTTAAAGCCCCCTGTGCAATGGGGCGATTGGCGCTTTAAGCGTCAACCTCGTCTGAGATCTCGATGGAAACTTGACCCCAGGGTAAGTAGGCGGAATTAGTGACAAAGTTCAATGCCACATAATAGTCCAAATACGGGCTGGACAGACTATAACCGAGCTCGTTCGCTCTCACCTTTAGAGCCCTCACAAGCATAGAATGTTCATGTTGACCCCTCATTGCAACCTCCTGAAGCTGGGTATCCAAAATCTGATCAAAGTACTTCATGTCATTTTCGTCCCAGTATAGCGGAGCAAGAATGGAATCAAATACTATTACTGCCAGCCATCTGCCAACATTGTAATCATACTTGAAATTCCTCTTAACGATCTGGACCTCATCTAAAGTTCTCCACTCTTGGGTAAAGTATTCAGACTTATCAGACGGGGTATATTTGACACCAATCTGGGCCATATTACCCTGTATTTTAAGACAGTTATAGCCATAACGCTCCTCTTGGAAAGCGACAATGTTATCATCTCCAAGAACGAAGGTATGCATGTTCTCTTCCTCGTATGTGAGATCAGGCTTCGGATGAATAGCCACATCATATGTGAGATGTGTCTCACCAATAGATTCACACCACGATATAAGGTACGAATATCTATTCATCAAACTGTTCCCAAAACCACCAAAGAACTGTGTCAGGGTACCACCTGATGAAAGAACCCCTTCTAGTTCAATTTCAATTCCAACTGGCTCACCGTCGTCATTCTTAACAATGACAATATGTCTAGGATTAGCATACATATCTATCCTAGTATCTCTTGCCTTGTGCTGGGCTTCTGTGCCATTATAGTAAACATGACGACAGAAAGCCTTAAATTCAGTATTAATCCATCTGAAGAACCGTAAATCGAACTCCTTAAAATCTCCATCACAAAGTAATTTGAAAACCATCATGATCTTGACCATAACATCAACATCCTTCGAGTAAGGATTCACGCCCATAAGAAAACCATTGCGGATCTTACCACGATTGGCTAGGTCTATAGCATACCCAAACAACACTTTGTCTGTTATATGCTCCTTCCAATCGACACCAGCAACATACCGCATCAGGCCTTTCTCAATCTTACTAGGCGAGGTCAACTCACCCTTCAGAAATCCCAAATACCTGAATTCAGGGTGAACGCCTCTCTCAAGAAGAAACATATCAGCCTTACACTCATCAATGAGGGATTCCATCAATGGAGTGTCAAGGAGTCTTAGGCCTTCAGTGCCATACATCATCTTCTTAGTGATGCCCCTAGTCCTCAATTCATATCCTACTGAGGTAGTCCTACTATCAGGACCAACGAGACCGTAGCCATTAATAGCCTCCTCATACGTAAGAAGACGGGGACTCTCAGCTTTTATGATAGATCTATCCCAAGTCAATTGAAACATCAACCTAGCAAACGTTGCTATTTGAGGATTAGTGGCAGGTGAAGGATTATTCATCGTTGAAAGCTTCTCATAAAGGGGATGTATCACTTCACCATCCTCTATTGAGTAAGGCATACTTATAGTGGGAACTTTATTCAAAGTACCAGGACCCATAAAATCATAGAACGAAGTTCTTTTCAGCTTATTATACACAGCCTGAGTCACTGGTTTAACATACCTCATGATTGGAATATGAGCAGGTATGGCTGAGTTTCCCCTAAGGGGAACTTGTGAAACAACAGGATGAGCAAGTTCTACTCCTGCATTTCCCAGCATCTCAGAGGCCATTTCTCTAGTAACAATGATGGCTGCACTAGTACAATCACCAGAGTTCTTATTCCCTGCAGAGTGATACCCGATTATTCCATATATATCCTTGAATCGTGAATCACAGACTATGAGTGGTGACATACATGAGGACGGGTGTCCCTCGACATGGTACACGAGCATCATTCCTCCAGTTGCATCATATTTGGTAAATTTCAAATTCATATTCACGTCAATATGATTGGCAATCCTGTTCCCCTCGGAATCTCTAGTATAGTACACCAGAGTCCCATCTAGGTCCTTAACAGTGAGAAGTTTCTTAAGCTGATCATTAGTGATATGCTTGTCCACTATATTTGGCCTAGCCTTAAGCTGGGTACCATTCGCAGTGGTAAGAGCCAGATCGGTATGGCCTTCAAAAGAAACAAACTTACACTTATTAGTAGGCACATCATAAAGCTTACCACGAACATCTGCCAACTGAAATATTGAACCTGGTGGTGTTGCCTCAAGTAGATTACTAAGCGCGTGATCATTAAGCATAAAGGTAAAGCCACCAAGAAACTGAACCTGAGTAAGAATCCTCCCCTCATAAATCAGGCTATAATTATTCTCTATTGTAGCATGCTCAATATCCTCAACTCCCTTGTGCCAAAACCTGGAGTTGTTAGCCATAGGGACATGAGGCGTGCCGTCATCATTGACATGCACAACTGGCTTAACAGCAGCCTTAGTAACATTAGATTTGCCAGCACGAGTGGCCTTAGGATGGAACCTTATCTTAGAAATGGAATTGGATATTAGTTCGAGGTTGTTTGCTATCATAGAACCCGTTATGAACGTCAGAGCTCCTCCAATGGCAGCCAGAAAATTGCCGCTGAAAGGAAGGGCGAAAGCAATGGAATTGTATATGTCAGAACCAAAGGACTTCATGTCAACTATTGCTGCATTAGTGTGCTTCCTAACAACCTCAAATGGATCAGCAACAAAGGCTCTCCAAGTAGTAGCATTCATCATAGCCTTAGCAACATCAATCATGGTCCGAGCTGTTCTACGGGCCACACTTGACACCGCTACAAAGGTCTGCCTTATCATGTGGAAAAATAAATCCAAGTTATCGACCGGGTTAATTAACCGTGAGCCCATGATCCTAATATTAGCATCAAGCTGTAATGGGACCTTCGAGTCAGATATCCACTGGTTATACATATTCTGATTCACATAAAAGTGATCCCAAAATTCAGGGTTAGCATCATACATAAACTCAACATCGTCCATTTCCTTAAATCTCTCAAGAAAATCCCTCTTAGCCTTAGAGAACCTCTCCACAACTGACGGAGCTTTTCTAAGAGATGACTTGGCAATAATCTGATCAGCAGTCATATCCTTATACCTAACATCCCAGACTTGCAACTCTATCATCAAATCTTCATCTGACATTTTGATAAATTCTTTAACCCGGCTAGAGAATGCACTCAAATAGGGTGCTTTCATCTTAGCAACGTACTCATCAATGAACTTTTCCTTACGGCCAGATAAAACTGGAATCCAAGCCCTCCAGTCGACGGTCATAAGTTTCTTAGTAGTAATTTCAGAGACTTTAAGATCCTGAGCGATACGAAATACGTCAACAGCATTTACCTCCGCTTTCAAGGGAACCTTGCTTTGATCCACGACCATACTGGACAAATCAAGAAGGATTTCCATTCCCGTCATATTTGGCCATGGAGTGAGCTTAGGATTAGAGTAAGTAGCCTCCAACTGCCTTAAAACACCTTCCTGATGCACCATGTGAGACAGATATCTCACACCCGTGATTCTCATGAAATCCATGTACTCATAAGAACCCTTAATATCAGCAGGAACAAGCTCAGCAGTATTATGAGTATTACAAACCATTGACATGGGGACAAAAATATACGGATCGGTGTCCAAACCATTACACTTAGTAGTATCGAGCATATAAGTGTTAGGTCCAAGTTCCTTGCGGTACTCGGGCTTAATAGTAACACTCCATACGTCACCCATTCTTCGTCCTACGGCATTAACGTTCACCACACTCATCTCATCTGGACTTAGTGTCTTAACGTTTGAGTTGATGATACATAAGTTAGGGCTGTAGAACACAGTTCCCTTATCTCCAAAAGCTTTGTTAACAACTCGCTCATTGTTGTTCACGAGGCCTATGAGGAAATTGCCATGGCAAATTTTTGGGTCCAAGCTCTTATTACGCATCTGTAGAAAGTCGTCAATAATGATAATCTTATGACCATTCTTAACGCCCTCTTGGTATTCATCACCAGGATTAATGGCAACCTTGGCACTCTTTGGGTCAGTCAAGAACTCCGTGTACTCACTAGCAGTGAGAACAATAGGAGCCAAAGCATTAGCCATGGAATTGCTAAGAACTGACTTCCCAAAACCCGGGTCACTAACAAGAGTCGTAACATAAGGGGCCACCCTTGGTCCACCAAGTAAAACACCAAGTACTTTAAATTTCTCCTGTAATACAGAAATTAATCTCTGACAGTACCTGACCTGTTCCTGATACACACGCTGATCCATTCTCTTCGGAATCCTCGTATCGAGATCCCTAACAGCATCCACAACACTAGTGAATTTCTCATAATCGATCTTGGTAACGCGAGCACCCGTGAGGAATTTATTGTTGAACTCATTCAGCTTATCAGTCATAATAAAGGCCTCAGGATACATAGTGTAACACGTCCTGAAAATCTTAGTCCCCCACGGAGTTGAAATGGCATTCACTAATGCTATGAAAGTATCAGTCATGTAATCATAAGTCATTTCAGCTCCATGGACGATCTTTGATATCATCCCAATGTCCTGCAAAACCCACGTAGGGTTCGGGGAACAGTTCATTATGATCCCAAAAACTGCTGCTATGAAAGCTCTAACATAAAGTTGGGGGGCATAAGAGGTAGCAATATTGCTGATGACATCAGTTAGTGAATTACCACTCATGGGAACCTCAGCTGGTTCACCCTCTTCATCACTAGAGGTAAAAAGCTCCAGTACAAATGGGATAAGATCACTAACAAGATTTGCTCCAAACAGAGTGGTGCAATACACCTTAACATGCTGATTCTCAGTCCAGTACGCAACACTAGTAGCTATAGCAAGACCAATATATGAGAACTTCTTATGGCCCTTCTTGGTAGCCCATAGATATACTAAACCAATAATCAGACATATCATCAGATCTCGGGCCTGGGGATCAGTTGGAAGTATCACTTTCAACTTGTCAAGGACAGAGTCAAATACACCAGTGAACATGCCCTTCAAATCGAATGAATGGGTATGCTTGTGATCGTGGTGCATCTGTAACTCACTCACTTTATCAGATAACTCCTTAAGAGCGGACACTACATTAGTAGCAGTGTCCTTGGTGTCGCCATCAATAGAAACTACAACACCAGACTCAGCAGCTGCCCTAAGATCAGCAGCCGAGTCTCTTACTTTATCAACAGATTTGTCTAGTCCCAAAATAGACATCATGTTAGGAACCATCTCTACATGATTCTCCTCTCCTCTACGTTCGAGAAGAGAAGAAACGGCCTCAGCCATAGAGAGTGGGGTAAGGATGATTCCATCCTTTGTTACGGTTTCGCCATACTCTGGTGTACGCGCGGGCATGGCGAGCTCGTCCTCTATCCGTATAGGTAAAGACAGCTCTGTAACACTCCTACAATGGGAAAGGAGATACTTCTGTTTATCCATCTTAAACCTCAAAAACAGACTAGCTGCTGTAGATTCATAGACGGACTTCAACTCCTTCTTAGTCAAATCAATTTCACGGTGGAACTTAAGGCCCATCCTGGCCTTCAATTCCAAAGTATGAAACCCATCATTGGATACAATTTTAATGCCGAAATCATCGGCAGTAACATGGCACCCTCTCATGGATTTAGGAACTCTGTGGGAAAACGAATTCCAATACATACTATCGATTATCAGGGACGCTGTCATAAACTCATCAACAACAGTCCCATCCCACACATTGGCCTCATTAAAATGGTCAATGGTAAAATGCTCAGGACACAACCTGAACTGCTTAACAAACTCCTCAAATATCATCCTCTTATGATATGTAACTATAGAGGGGTTAAGCTCCGGCTCTAACTCAGCGTCCGGCACCCATAACTCGGGCTTGCCTGTGGTCCCAATAATTGTAACTTCACCTTTAACAGCAGCATAATGCTGATGCTTTAGCAAATGCTTATTACTTTGACCTAAATAGGTCTTCACATTCTTCGCGAAGGCCTTGTCTCTATTTGATTTCTTGTTTTCTTCAAGACGGACCTCCTTGCTTTTTGAGGTCTCAATATCATGATCCTTACTACTAGCTACTCTAGTGGGATCTTGGATGCTATTCTCTGCATCCTGCTTAGTAAATTTAGCAAGTCTCTCCTTAACTTCTTCAGGAGTAAATTTACTTATTCGCTCATGAGCTCTCTCATGAGCAGCGTGTAATAATTTCACGCGGCTGTCAACCTCATTGTCGACAGCTTCCCGGAGCCTTCTAATTGTGCGATCATCACCACGTATGGTATGATCTCCCGTGACGAAGGATCCTGCATCCGCTAAGCCCGAAGGCGGTGAACTGGGTAGGTTCACAAACTCAGGGGCACCAAGAGCTTCTGAAAAACTTTTGGCCTGAGCCGAGGATGTTTTGCTGGTAGCAGCCAGCTTTGTGTCAATAATTGTCTTCTGTGTTTGATTTAACTTAAACATATTAGTAATCATTGGTTAGAACATGGAGGGGTAGACAGGGGTATGTGGCAACTCTTGCAAATGGGCAAAATAAATAACAAAATAAAAACAAATTTAGGGCAGAACAAAGACTGAGGCCTAGACACAATAGGCTCAGCACTAATCTCATACTTCTCAAATGTACATCATATGATATAGTCTGGTCGTTTCATCGTTCCCCGGTGCTAACCGGTTAAACTAGTATACGCGCGTACGCAACAACTTCCGCATTCGTCTTTAAACTCATAAGTACTTCGATACAAATTTCTCTCAAATCACACGTCTCGGCTAAATGCCGGATAAATATATTACTTCTCAATAATTTCTCACCGAATTACGTTAAAATAGAGGTGGCGAGCCTCGTTATAACGACGTAAGATCAACACATAGATCATTACGAATTTTCCTACTCAATTTTACCAACAGCGCAAGGCGTACATCGGATTTCAGTAGGTAGAAAATGAACTTTTTCCATCATGTTCGCTTGGCAGGGTTGATGTGGAC